AGTGGAAGGATTGTCAGGAGGCGGTGGTCGATTCCATCGATCACCTCATGGGAGAATGGATCTACGATCAATTCTTCCGGACCGTTCCTGGGAAGTAACACTCTGGTCTCCTTGGGCATGTTGTCCCCTGGAGTTCTGAGTCTTCCCGTGACGCGAGAGGACATTACCGTTCATCGGTATACGTTCTCCGGAGCTTACACTTATCACATTCCCGTAGGGAATGACCTGATAAGTAAGCTCGATCGCTTCGAAGCTGAAGCGAACCGTCTAGTTGGCGCTAAGCTTACGCCTAGCGTCATCTGGGAGCTGGCCCCCTGGTCCTGGCTCATCGATTGGCACGGCACGATCGGTTCAGCATTGGAAAATGCCTCCGCTCTTGCCGGTGATGAGCTCGTTCTTAGATACGGATATCTGATGCGGGAAACCGTTCAGACGCGTATCTATCGGGTAAACGGCATTTCTGCCTATGCGACAGGAATGCGGTTCCCGGACTCGATCTCTATGACCCTTCGTCGTGTGACGAAGGAGAGAGTTCGAGCGAACCCCTATGGTTTCACCCTCGCCCCTAGCTCATATTCTCTGAGCCAGTGGTCGATCCTCGGTGCCCTTGGTTTGACCAAGGCGCCAAAGGTTCTCTGATAAGGGATCAGAGAACGCGTGGGCATGCACACTCGTGCCCCACAACTTCATACAACAAGTCACGGAGACACGCCATGGCACTCGCCGATCCACAGTCCATCAACTCCCAGACCCTCGCGCGCACTGGTCTTTCTGAGACCAGCGGCACGTTCACGGCTGCCGATTCTACGGCAGTCATGAAGGTCTCGCACCAGTACGGTCGCCGCAAGCGGCACACCGTCCGGTTCGAGCACTCGAAGGTCGCGGCCGACGCTCTCACCGCGCAGAACATGCGCGTTGGGGCGACCGTCTACCTCGTGGCAGACGTCCCCCCTGAGGGCTACTCGATCGCGGAGCAGCAGGCGCTTGTTAGCGCCCTCTGCACCTGGCTCACCGCGAGCACCGGGGCCAACACGGCCAAGGTGCTTGGTGGCGAGTCGTGATCAGCTACGAGGCGCTGACTCTCGTCGGCATCTTCGCTCTGATCACGTTCGTCGCGTGGACTGTCACTACGGCTGCCCTCCTGGGCATCCTTAGTGGCGAGCGGCGCCAACAGAGGCGCCGGCACTAACGTGCTGCCAGGCTGAGGATCTCACGAGCCCCTAAAGGAGGCCTGAGTGAAAAGCCTGACCGTCTTCGCGCAAGCGGTTCTCGAAGATTTCGGGAACCAGTGTGGCGTCAGCACCGCGCGTGATCGTGAAACGATCGCGCGCCGAGTCGAACATGAGGGTGAAGAGTTTCTCACTCTTAC